TGTCCTCTCCCGATCTACTATCGAGGGCCGCGCCCTCGCTGTCAATCTTCTCAAGTAAAGCTTTGATTTGATCGGGGACGGGGAAGCGCAGAAGCTTGGTCAGCATGGTGTTGTTCCTTAATGTGTTGGAGGTGTTGTTCTACTTCGTGTATGTTGTTCTCGCGGATGAGCAACGCAGTCGCGCCCGCTAGGTATATACGTTGAAGTTCCCGCAGTTGTAGGGCTGTGGGTTTCCCATCGCCCGCTTTGCACTCGATCGCTATGAAGCGTCCGTGCAAGCAAGCTACAATATCTGGTATGCCAGCACGACCGAAGCCGTTGCTTGGGGGGAAAAAGTAATATGCGCCGTACTCTTTAAGTACCGCTGTTACTTTGTCCTTGACTTTCTTTTCGGGTGTTTGTGCCATGCCTTAAATATAGTGGCAAAGCTAGACTGTGTCAAGGTCTTTTAGAAAAATATTTAGTAGGTGTAAACACTAATAGGGTCGCGGACTAATCGCCAACTTGTCGATATGTCCAGACGAAAAAAGACCCGCACTAGGCGGGTCAGTTGGTTACTTAGCTATACCAAGAACAGCGAAGTTATCGCTGTCGAGTCTGTATCCTACGTCATACACAAGCTCGTTATCTTGCATGAGTTGGAGCACTGAGATGTGGTTCTGTGTTTGCTCTGGTAACTCCTCAAGCGTTCGGAACACAGCCTCACGTTCCCCGTGCTCGTTGTCATGCCACATCAGGTAACCACCGCCGTGTACGTGAATGAACATACACGGTTTGGCACTCATGTACTCTGCAAGCTCATACTCCGCCATGGCGGTTTTGTACTTCGCTGAAGTAAAGGAGCTCTCCACGCTATGCTTTAAGTGCACGGGCACCTCTACCCCCTTTAAGTGATAGAACAAATACTTCTGAAGTTCTAACGTACTTTTTACCAACGTACCATGTAAGATGGGTCTTCGCAAGTCAGCTAACGCTTGATACAGTGCGCTATTTATTTTGCTCTCGGCTTTAGCCATCAACTCCTTGGTATCCTGTGGAACGAATACGTTCTTCGCCGTGCGTACAGCGACATCTAACTTGGCAGTAACTGCCGTGTTCCGATTGCCGCGCTCATTCTGAATACGCCACGACCCGATTTGATACACTATCTCCTGACCATTGCTACGGCTGTATCGTGTCTCCAAGGATACAGAGCCGAGTAACTCAGTGCCGCAGTGCACGTTGACCTTGCGGATATATCTAACACCGTCATCACGGGGCGGCGTACGCTGCCCGCGAGGAACAGTGTTAGACCAAGATTTACACGTGTCGCTGTTCATACCTTTCGTACCGAACGTAAAGGTCGGATGACGCAGTGCCAACTTATCCACCAACTCTTTGAGTTTCGGGTCAAGAACAAACTCCACAGGGAGTCTTACGTTTACAAAATCTGCCATGTTGTTCACCATTGAAATTTGTTAAGGATATCTTGCACATCGGTCTTCAACTCAAGCCGCGCACTACCGAGCGCCCGCAAGTCTTTGATATCTGTGTTCGTTACTGCCCGCTCAAGCATGCGTCTTGCTTTCTCTAGCTCTGGGTCTTTCACCACGTTCAAGCGGGTCAGCAAGTCACACAGTTCTACGGCGTTGTCGATGATTGAGTCACGGAAAATCTTACGATCTCCGTCCTCGTCGTCAGTTAGTTTGTCAGTCATGTGCGTCAGCACCTTGTGCAACCTGTCCCACGGGTCACGCATCGCCTCTGCCAACTTGTTGTCAAACATCTTCTCGTACTGCTCTTGCAAGTCAGCCTTGATACGGGCTTCGCAGTTGACACGGAAGTCACCGCTCTCTGGCACAGGCAGGAAGTTGTACTCGAACTTGAACCGCCGTGGCAGGGTCTCGATGTCTGGAAACTCATCGGCCTGGTACCACTTGCCTAGCTTGTAGGCTTGGTCGTTCTTGAGGCGCGGGTGCTCCCTGATGAAGTCATCAACCAATGCGAAGAAATTAGCCTCCATCGTTGCAAGCTGCTCACGGTATTTAAAGAAGTTCTCCATTGGTAGCAAGCCTATGCCCTTCATCCATGGCAGGGTCTGCGTACCGTTCCACGCCCGACACTTGGCCGAATACTTCTCGATCTTCTTCAGGTGGTCACTGCCCGCCATCAGGTACTTGTAGACCGAACCCGAGTCTTGGTCAGCTTCCTTGGAAGTGTTGATCTCCATCGTGGTCTCGTTGTCACGCTTACGCGCAGTCCACGTACTGATACGCAGTTCGACCAGCATCGCCATTGAGGATAGCGACATGGGGAGGGGTTGGTACGTCTCCACGGGTGTGGTCGTAACTGTATTCTCTAGCATCATAATATTCTCCAGTGTTGAAAGTTGATTAAAGTTGATTAACGGACAGATCGACCGAATGTCGATAATTCCGCAGGGGTTGGTATCTTGCGCGACTTAAAGAAGTTCTCATTTGTGCGGGACGGTGCTTTGCCATCGGGCAAGCGCACTCGTTCAAACACCTTCGTACGGTGCAGGTGTGTCGCAATGTTCTTCAACACATCAAACGCCGTAGTGAATGACAGCCGGTACATCCGAAGGCGATACTCATGATCCCCAAACCGCAGAGCGATCAGCTTCATGGCGATAACCCAGTCCTCGGGGTTGTCGCTTGTCACCCACCTGTCCAGCGCCGCGCAATGTTCCGTGCTGAACCCTCTTGCGCGATAGCTGCTGTATGGCGCATCGCCCGCTTGGTGCCACGCCGCGGCTAGTTCGTAGCCGCACCTGTTTTCTTCCTTTTGTCGCTTATCCATCTCTGCCTTGATCTGCGTTTCTGTAGCCACGCCCGCTTCGGCGTCGAATAACGGGATGACGTACTCCCGCTCGGCATTCTCGATCTCGTTAGTCACAGCACACACGACCTGCAACCAGTCAAGAAACGGCACGTACCTCTGCATCACGTTGTCCAACGCACCCCTGACCTTGCGGTAGTTGTACGCCACGGGCTTGTTAAGAAAGAAATACTTCCCGCCCACCCTTGAGAACCTGAACACATCGCCACGCCCCATCAGGTACTCTTTACCCTCGTGCACCAAGAACATACGGCAGTCTATCCACCGCATACGCAAGAGGTCGGGCAGAAACGGAGTACAGTTGTCGGGTGCATACGCACTGTAATACACAGGGCACATGACCTCAAACGTATCGTCCGCGTGCCAACGCACGAACGTAGTACCGCAGAATACTAAGTCGACAGTGCTGTCGTTTGGCATTTCAATACTCGCCATACCGTCATGTCGGCGTTCACCCAAAGGTCGACGATCTTCCGTGCGACCGCGTATCGGCTTGACAGCTTGGTAGTGTTTCTTCGCCTGCGCAAAGCTGTCTAGCCTGCGCACATTTGCTGTGTTGTACCCCATTTCATTTCTCCAATAAAGCTCGTTGAATAAGAGACATGCTTTCAGAAAGCATATCCAAGTTGTGCAGTCTCTTGTACTGCTGTAACGTCAGGTTCTCTCCTGATCTACTCCCAATCCTCGGCACAGGTTCTCTTAAATAAATAACCCGCCCTCGCCCTATGACTAGTAACATGTAATCTCCTTGGACTAATCGACAAGTTGTCGATCATTCCGACTTGAAGTAAAGAGAGATCAAGTGACGAATCACCTGACCGTTGGTGGGCTGGAACCCAAGCGACGCAGTCAACTCCACGCGAACGTCCTGTAAGAGGTCGAACGTCTCGCGGTTCAGGTTGATTGCGTACAGACTTTCTTTCATGGCTTCTTCTCCTTCTCACGCATGTTCGTCTCCACCTCAATGCGCAGGGCCGCATGAAACGGGGTGACCGACGCCGCCATGGGGTTTACCTTTTTGTAGACCACAAAGTCACTCTGACCGGAGCGCCACTCATTGCCAATAGTCATCGCCGCGCCGAGTATCCTAGCCACGCTCATTGCCTCGTCCATCGTGAGCAGGTAACGCCCGCTCTCCACGTTCAAAATAACTTCTTCTTCGTAGTTCATATACTCACTCCTTCACATTAACAAGTTGACCACGAGGCGGCGTCCACCCATCGTTACCGATGATGCACCACAGCACGGGATACTTAGGGCCAGACCACATCGCCGGATTACTGCTCATATACCCGTCCGACAGAATCACAAGCGCATCAGGTGCTATCTTGTGCTCCTTCATAAACACAGGTACGCAGTCAGGGTTAGTGCCACCACCACCTCTGGGGTTTGTGCGGCTCACGATGTCTGCCTTCGTACCCGTGTACGTCTCATGACCTGCCACGTTAGTATCCCAATACATAACGTCGACGCAATCAGGGTTTACATCCTTGATGATCTTGTTCAACTCGGACAGGAACGCGGTCAGTATCGGCCCTTGTATGGAACCCGATGTGTCGATGCCCACAGCGAGGTGCTTTATACGCTTGCCAAGAATAGAAGGCAAGATGATGTCTTGCCACAGGTAATTCTTGTGGGCCTTGCGCCATGACGGAGAATCACGATCTTTCAGGCTGGTCTTGACGAACCTGCGCAGTACCTCGCGCCAGTTCACCTTCGGTGTCAGCATCTCAGCAACCTCGCGGCTCATCTTCCCACCAACCTTGCCCGCATAGATGCCGCCTTGCCGCAGGGCTTGGTCAATATCGTCAGCGAGTTCTTGCTTCTCCTCCTCAGTCATGCCGTCAACTGCTTCCTCCCAGTCGTGCTCGTCGAACCCGCCGTGCCCGGACTCATCGCCATCTTGACGATCTGTCCCCTTGCCGCGTTTGTCCCCGCCGCCATCCTCACCTTCTTCGCCCTCTTCGCCCTCTTCGCCCTCTTCCTTCTTCTTACGCAAGATGTCGAACACTTGCTTCGTGTCCATCCCACGATACGCAGGGTCGAGCAAGCCCATCACCTTACCGTCTACGCGGGGTATGGCGATCAGCTTCTCGTTCGGGTCGAGGTCAACCAACTGGATGTTGATGACGTAGTCACACGCAGCGTTCGCGCAATGGTGGTCGATGTCATGCAACGCCTTCCACGTTGTCAGGTGGCGGTACGCCTTGTGCATGTTCTCGTGCATGACAAGAAAGGCAAGCTCCTTGTCGCTCAGCGAGTCCACGAACCCACGCCCGTACTGTGCGTCACGCCCGTTGGTACGGGCAGTGATCGGCATGTCGACCACGCTCGTCTTGCCTACCATGAACAAGCCCGCGAACAACGCGAACTCAGGTGAGCGCATGAGGCTCACGTGTACCAATTCAATACGCTGTTCAGCTTTCAGTTTCGATTTCATTTTCTAACTCCTGTTTGATTTCCAATGTATAAACTTCAATTTCATGGGCGGATTCATGCTCGCCGATCAGCCTAAGCTGATTCGCAAACGCCATGCCCGCTTGATAAAAAGCATCAACGTTCATTCCGCACTCCTAACACTTGCCACATGACACGCATCCCATGCGACCCTGCCCGACTCGGCCCAATCGATAGCCTCTGTCTCAGACCCAAACGTGCCGTAAACTTCAGAGGGTTCATGGTCAAAGAAACACGTTACCACCCATTTCTCTCGGCTCTCTGTAATGGTGATACCGCAAGTGCGGCAGTCTAGTATGGTTATTTCCTCGGTCATTTCTTTGCCCTTTCTTCAGCATGCAGTTGGTCAATCATGTTCAGCACTTGCTTACTACCGACCTCACGAAGTAGCCAAAGCACACTCAGCTCTGAGTTTCTGTCGCGCCCCTCACGGGCTTTAAACAACTGCTTTACTAGACGCAACACAACCCAATGCTGTGCTTGCGGTTCTTGGTATTTCTTCATTTCATTTCTCCAGATTTTTCGTCAAGTTGTCGATTTATCCCTTGAGACCAGCAAACATGTACTGGTTCTCGCGGGCCCACGATACGAACGATGGGTGTGCAAGTGCCCACGCCTTTTGAGACCTGACTTCGAGCAAGCTGTTGATGAACAACGCTTGTGCTTCTTTCGGCATACGCTTGATGTAGCGCATCCACACGCCAAAGTTTTCCCGCTTGGCGGCGGTCACGGCTTTGAACATCAAGATGCACTGCGCGGCAGGGCTGGTCGGGATGATCGCACCCTCGGGGTCACGCTCGATAGAGTCTCTGGTCGGGAGTTGATCGGCAAGCGTGATGTATGCTTGCAGATCACGAGACGCAGAGATACCAACCGTACCATCGAGGGCCGCAACGAGCGCGTTAGTTGTGATGCGATCACGTACGTTGACCCAATGCGATGCCTTGAACAACGAGCGAGGCGAGACAAACGCAACTTGGGATGCATCCGACGGGCTGAAGATGTATGGGTTCTCTTTCTGCCCGCCGTCCATGTACGATGCTAGGCAATGGGGATACTCAGTGACCCACGCCATAATCTCAGGAGCTACGCCCGCATTGCCCGCCCATACCAACCATTCTTCAGCAGTGGGCTTCATGTAGGTCATCCATGTCTGCCTGTTACGGGTGTGCGCCTTCGCACTGTCGCCGACATTGTCCCCGTCCATGTTGCCCGTTGTGAACACGATGGTCTCGGGGTGCAGGTTGAATGAACCCATGCGGCGCTCATGCAACAGTGGGTGCAGTGTGTTACGCACGTAGTCGTCGGTCTTAGTCCACTCGTCGATCATGATTACGCACGGTTCGTTGAGGTGGAGCTTGAAGTTCGCGGCTGGATAAAAGTCCAGTGTCCGCGTGGTGTGGTTGGGGATGGGCATGCCCGCCTGACCCACATCGGTGTTGGGCCCGTCGATATAGACCTTGTGATATCCGGTACGTTCAACCAAGACATCCTGAATGGCTGTTTTGCCTACGCCCGGCTCGCCTTGGAGGTGCACTGAGTTGTGCCCTGAGTTGAGCAGGAGGTCAACGGTCTCTCGGAAGTTGACGCGGCGTGTGAATTTGATATCTGACATTTGATTTCCTAATAAAAGTTGTGTGCCCCATACGGGGCGGTTGGCGGACAAGTCGACAGAATGTCGATCAGTCCGATCGGGTTGCCTTCTGGTTAGTGTCTTTGACGGTCTGGTGTGCAGACGCCTTGGTCACCAACATGTAGGGCCCTTTGCCATACGGCTGAACAACGCACCAAGATGCGCGTTCGGTCTGAGCGGCTTCTTCGCCGCAAAACAAACAGAGTCGGTAGCCCAATGCCCACCGCTCTGAGTGCATGTCGTCACCGCATTGTGTGCAGTGACGCCAATTCTTGTCGTTGCTTTTGTTGACCGGCGGGCCAACGTCAACGTATTCTTTAGCTATGTATCTCATTCGATTTCCCAAAGTGAATAAAGCCATTTACCTTCGCCCACTTTGTTCCAGTACAGCGGCGTGTAGGGTATGCCGTTGTTCTTGGCTTCGGCGGCGGCAAAGATGCAACCCATCTCCAGCACTGCCCGCTTGACGGTAGGCTTGGATTCCACCCAATCGCAAGCTATGTACTCGCGCAGGTTCATTTTTCTTGCGCTCTTCATCACGGTCTCCAATAAAGTAAATCACAAGCCACTACGATCAGAGCCAGAAGAAACACAACACGCTCGATGCGCTCGAATGGTGTGGGTTTCATTTGAAGTCCTCCTCTTGGAGTGGCAGTTTGGTCATTGCCATGTTTATCTTCTCGAAGACCCATTTCAAAGACTCCATATCTTCTGAGCCTGTGGACGGGTCGCTGTAACTGGTGGGTTTACCCTTGCTGTCGTAGAAAACTTCCTGCAAGCAATACCAGTCATCACCACCGTTTTCTGACTTGCAGTTTACGATTCTGTAGTTCCAGTTCATACCTGCCCCTTAACAACGCTAAGGGAGCGAGGCGCACGGAACGGCACAACGAGCGCGGAAGCGTCGAAAAGAAACTCCGCTTGCTTCTTGTTGATGTATTCCATCACCATAGCGGGCGTGTACTTCAGGCCCGTGTTCTCGTCAAAGGTGTTGACGTTCGGGATGAACGCTTCGCCCGCTATGCGGGCGAGTTGGTTGAGCAACTCGTAGTCGGTGATGAGGTGGTTGAGATGCAACTCAATGATGGGCTTGCACTTGGCAATGAGACGGGCGTTGTGTTCGTCAGATGTGAACATAGAGACTCCAATAAAGAAGGAACAATGTGGTCGGACAGATCGACAGGATTGACGATAAGTCCGAGCCACCAAGGACGCTGTACACATAAGCTAACTTATCTAATGTACAAAGTACATTATAGCATACATATTAGACTTTGTCAAGGGGGTGTCCGCAGTTTGGATGCAGTGTCCGTCATTTAGCATCTGTGTCCCAATCGTCGACCATCTTGCGGAGCTTGGCCTTTTTGCGGGCTTCGATCTGGGCAAAGATGTCTTGGTTGAGGAAGTCGTGCGATTCTTTCTTAAGGGCTTCTTCCTCTTCCTCAGTGCGTTCGACGCGGCGTGGTGCTAAGCGACTGGATAGGATGAGGGCGGGCGTAGCGGGTTCACCGTCTGGTTGTTTGAGTCGGTGCGCGTTGGATATTTTCTGTTGAAGTTTGGAGGCCGATAGCTTCTGGCAATCAAAGCCCGCTTGCATGGCGGCGGTGATTAACAGCTTAACCGTTGCGGGGTTGGTCGGGCCCGCTTGCTGGATTACCTTGACAGGTGGAAGCAGGTGGCGGATTGATTCTTGCTCGGGTAAGAGGTCGGTGAAAAAACCTGTCCCGTCTCGCTCGCCTGTTTTTAGGCGGTAGTCGACAATCTTACGGCCCTCGGAAAAATGGTAGGGGTTGACGCAACTCTTGGTTGTGCACCACTTCACGAGCCGTCCCGATGCGGGCAGGAACCGACAGGTGATGAACAGGAGACGTGCAACGGAGTTGGTTTGCAGGGCAACAGCAAGGGGCGAAAGGGGGGACAGACATGGGTTATCTATAAGAAATCCGTGTTTTGGCTTCCAAACGAAGCAGCCCTCGGTTATCTTACAATTGTCGATGAGGTCGTCGGCGTTGCCGAATTTGAGTTTGCGGGTCATAATTTTTCCGGTAGCAATGTTACATTTAAATTTTCAGTGCGGATAGCAACCTTTCATTAAGAGTGACTATCTTACACGAACTTCTTACAGTCCAAGGGTATGATATGGGCTGTACAGAGGGATGTCAAGGGGTTTGGCTAAATAAATGTAATATGTAACGAACAGCTTCACGATTTTTAGGAATTGGGAGAGAAAGGGGATTTCTTCGCCCGCGTTGCCCGCTCGCGGCTCAGTCCCGAGGAAGAAAAAAACTTCTCTCCCTGTTTCTAAAAAAAGTGAAGCTGCTCATTATTATTTATTTAAAAAGATAGAGATAGAGAGAGAAGCCCAATAAAATCAAGGAGTTGCAAAAATCCCGTGTAAGAAGTTCATGTAAGAAATAGGTGCTTAATGATATGTCCTAATCCGCACGCACTTTTTTGGTGATTCTTACATTACGAATCGGGCGAGATGGGGTTAAATGTTGCAGTGCACTAATAAGAGCGCGGCTTTTGATTAGTGTATGAAAAGTCACTAATCCCGCTCATTTCTCGACTATTACGACACTAGGCGAGCATCGCGGGCCTAGCCCTCCTCACTCCGGAACTACTATCGTACGGACACATCGTCACCATGTCGACTTGTCCGCGCCGCCCGCCGGGGACTATTCCGTTGCTCAAACTGACAATGTTCCACGTGAAACAAAAGACTCCCCAGATGCTCAAACACTACCCCGTTACGAGAACTACTATCGCGCGGGCGCGGCGGGCGGAGCCACCGCGAGACCAAAAAAAAGCCCGCTACGCCGAAGCGTAGCGGGCGAAGCGAGCGAAGCGAATCAGAGAATCTCTGACAGTGGGTTGTTGTACAGCGGCACAGCGTAGCCAAGCCCGTGGCGCACATCGCGCCATTCGGTATCGGTATCGCCGTTCAAGTAATTCTCTCGGGCAAGGTGATTCGCGACCACCTTGGAATTCTTGCCCGTCAGGACAATCAGAGTCCCGTATTGGTTATGCACGACTTTGGCCGTAACAGTGGGCCAGACTTTATTGATCATTTCGATTCGCATTGTATTCTCCAGTAAGACAAGATGGACACATCGACAGGATTGACGATGTGTCCGGTGGGTTTAGCCGAGCATTGCCAGCGTGTTGAGTAGCAGAGTGTCGGCATCCTCAGTGCCCGCTTTGCCGAGTTCCTTAACTCTAGAGATGATCTTGTCGACCATCATTTTTCTCGTAGCCTTTTCGACTTCCAGCGAATCCGCATTGCGACGATCGACCTCTTTCGCCAGTTTCTGAGCTTGAGCAATCGACTTAGAGTCAGCCTTGCGAAGCAACGCATCACGCATATCGACCAATTCGCCATCGCTGACAGTCGCCAGCTTTGCGATTTCATCAGCCCGCTTTGCCGCCTTACGAACCGCATCAGGACTAACAGACACAGGCTTTTTCCATGCTACAGCGACGCCCGTCTCAGGGTCTTTTACTGTGAACAGCTTCGCCATGCGAGTACAAGTTCGCTCAAACATTTTCTGCGCCGCGTCATCAGTGCGGCCCTTGTCGATCACGCCCGCCTTGTAGAAGTCCCGAACAATCATGAATTGATCGTAAGGCAAATCTTTGACAATATCGAACATATTGCCCGCCAGAGTATCAAGCAATTCCTCCCCGCGTTCGAGCATTTTCTCAGCCGCAAGGGTTTCTTCGCCAATGCAGAAGATCGTATCCTGCAACTCGACAGCAGGACGATCGCCAATCATCGAAACGACAGCGACAGCGACAGCAGATGTCGCAACAGTGTTAACAGAAGCCATGATCTTTTCTCCAATAAAGAGGGTTGACATGATTGTCGCGGACATATCGACAACGTGTCGATGTATCCGCAGGGGTCAGTGATCGCTTTCCCCATGTATGTATAATACCATTGTGATATCTTTTAGGGTAATTTTCCACAGAGGTTGAATGACAATGGATTCTAATCGCAGTGGACAAAACGCCCTAAAAAAATTCGATCCTAAGCCTCATCGTAGATCGGTGGTTCATCAAACACTCAGCCTCATCCTAGACTAGCGGGTTTTAAAAAACGACAAGCCGCGAACACCACCCGTAGTGCACCCCCCAAATTGTGGTCTGCAAGCAACCCCAGACAATACACAGTGTTCTGCACAAACGATTAGCAAAAATTAAAATCGCCCCCATAAAAATAAATTTGGCTAGGGTTTACCCCACCCCCCTCAATATAGGAACACCCCCCGTCAAGGTACCCGAGCGGGCAAGGCGGGCATAGATATTTTTCGGGCAAGGCGGGCATAGATATTTTTCGGGCAAGGCGGGTGGGGTATATATTTTTCGGGCAAAGCGGGTGGGGTATATATTTTTCGGGCAAAGCGGGTGGGGTATATATTTTTGCAAACAAGACGGGTTGTTGACTGAGGTTTTAAGTTTGTGTTACATTCCGTCCATCCACATGGAGTGCCTTTTTCCTCTATGACACTACGAATCACACCTGAAAAAACTGTACCTTATCCGGAAAGCTTTGAGCCGGAGGGGGCAACGACCCTACGCGAGAACATGCAGATCGCGGCTAACACCGCCGCTGTGCTAAAAGGATTGGGTGCACAAATTGACGAAGATGACATTGCGCTGCAAGACGCGGACAAAGTGTTTAAGGACTTTGCAACTCTAGCGGAGCAGCAGTACAACGCCGCTATGCAAGACCCCCCGCCTAAAAATAAGGGTGGTCGGCCAAAAAAACCCAACCCGTTTTCTTTGACAATTGACAAGAATCCAGTATCACTGGAGCGCCCGTCTGTTGCTGCCCGTATTGGCACAATGCTCAATGAGTACAACAATCAGTTTGTTGCAGACGCCGCGCAGATGCGCTTAGTGGTTACGAACAAGCTGCTCGACTTGGCCAGTTGCGGAGACCCAAGGATTGAAATTAAGGCCGCAGAGATGTTGGGTAAGATTTCAGATGTGGGTTTGTTTTCGGAGAAGACAGAGATTACGGTCACCTATAACAAAGTGTCGGACTTGGACGAAGCAATTAAGGATAAGATCAGAAAGATGATGCGGCTGCATGCCGTGGATGTTCCTTCGGTTGAGATTGATGTGACCGCTGCGTTTGGTAGGCCAGAGATACTAGAGCCCGACGAGGGGTTAGAAACAGTAGAACCAGATGAGGAACCAAATGACAACGCAAGCGTCTGATGTTTTAGATCCAGAGTTCAAAGCTTTGCTGGCGCAGTTGGGGAAACTGCCCGATTCGCAGAAAATGATTATTTTGCAGGACTTAGAGCGTCGTGAGCAGATGCTAGAAAAGGAACTTGCTCAAAATACGTTCATGGGGTTTGTAAATAAGTGTTGGCCGGAGTTTATCGGCGGGCGTCACCACAAGATTATGGCCAATGCGTTCGAGCGAGTGGTAAACGGGGAGTGTAAAAGGCTGATTATTAACATGCCACCCCGTCATACAAAGTCGGAGTTTGCGTCTTACCTGCTACCAGCGTGGTTTTTAGGTAAATACCCCAACAAGAAGGTGATTCAAAGCTCAAATACGGGTGAGTTGGCCGTTGGCTTTGGTCGAAAAGTGCGAAATTTGGTTGATTCAGAGACTTATAAGGGGATTTTTCCGAATTTGGAGCTTCAGCAGGACTCAAAAGCCGCCGGAAGGTGGAATACGAGCAAAGGCGGCGATTATTTTGCGATTGGTGTGGGCGGTACGGTCACTGGGAAGGGTGCAAACCTGCTGATTATTGATGATCCGCACTCGGAACAGGAAGCTGCGCTTGCTGCGTCGAATCCAGATGTGTTTGATAAGGTGACGGAGTGGTATACGTCAGGCCCGCGCCAGCGTTTGCAGCCGGGCGGGGCAATTGTGATCGTTATGACACGCTGGGCGCAGCGGGATTTAACGGGTCAGGTGCTTAAAGCGGCAGCAGCGCGGGGCGGGGAGCAGTGGGAAGTGATTGAGTTTCCCGCCATCATGCCCTCGGGTAAACCCCTATGGCCAGAGTTTTGGGAGTTGTCGGAGTTAGAAGCGCTTCGGCAGGAGTTGCCCAATTCCAAGTGGCAGGCGCAGTATCAGCAGAACCCCGTGGGTAATGAGTCGGCGATTGTGAAACGGGATTGGTGGAAGTGGTGGGATACCGAGAATCCGCCGAAATGTGATTACATTTTGCAGGCTTGGGACACGGCGTTTGAGAAAACTCAGCGGGCTGACTATTCGGCGGGCACGACGTGGGGGGTGTTTATTAATGATGAGGACAACTCAACGCCAAACATCATATTGTTGAACACGTACAAGAAACGGGTTGAGTGGGTTGAGCTTAAGCGGGATGTGCTTGCAGAGTACCGCGAGTGGGAACCGGACAGCGTGTTGATTGAGAAAAAGGCAACAGGTGCGCCGTTGATTTATGAGTTACGGGCGATGGGGATTCCGGTGCAAGAGTACACGCCCAGTAGGGGCCAAGACAAAATTGCCCGTTTAAATTCGGTCTCGGACATAATTGCGTCTGGAAAAGTATGGCTACCGCGCACACAGTGGGCTGAAGAATTGGTTGACGAAGTGGGTTCGTTCCCATCAGGTGAACACGACGACTTGGTTGACTCCATGACACTTGCGCTGATGCGGTTCCGTCAAGGCGGGTTTCTCCGATTGCCGTCGGATGAGCCAGATGAGATTACATATTTTCGCAGCAAGAAAGCTGCGTTTTACTAAGGATTAGTATGGCAACAAGTAGTATGTTCCCCGCAATTGGCGGTGCACCGTTGGGTTTGAGTGCGTTGATGCAACCGGAGGACTTTGAAGAAGGGCCGGGTATTGAGATCGAGATCGAGAATCCAGAAGGCGTGCGGATTGGCATGGATGGCATAGCGATTGACTTGATGCCAGATGCAGACGAAGAAGAGTTTGATACTAACTTAGCCGAAGAGATGGATGACGGTGAGCTGCAGAAAGTAGCAAGTGATTTGCTTGAGATGGTGGATGCGGATATCGCCAGCCGCAAGGACTGGGTGGATATGTATGTCAAGGGTCTTGATGTGCTGGGGATGAAGTATGAAGAAAGAACAGAGCCGTGGTTAGGTGCGTGCGGCGTTTTCTCTACTGTCCTTACCGAAGCTGCCATTAAATTCCAGAGCGAGACAATTATTGAAACATTCCCGGCTGCTGGCCCGGTTAAAACCGAGATTATTGGTGCGATTGATAAGTTGAAAGAGGAAGCTGCGGAGCGTGTTAGAGATGACATGAACTACCAGCTTACAGAGGTGATGCAAGAGTATCGGCCTGAACATGAACGGATGCTGTACAACTTGGGGTTAGCGGGCAGCGCGTTTAAGAAGGTGTACTTTGACCCGTCGTTGGATCGTCAGGTGGCGATGTTTATCCCCGCCGAGGACATCGTGATTCCGTATGGTGCGTCGAGTGCTAACACGGCAGAACGACTTACGCACGTTATGCGTAAGACTCAGAACGAAGTTAAGAAGCTGCAGGTTGCAGGGTTTTACCGGGATGTTGAACTAGGCGAACCTGTAACTATTCATACGGACGTAGAAAAGAAGAAAGCTGAAGATCAGGGTTACTCGTTAACAGACGATGATAGGTTTCAGGTTCTTGAGATTCACGTTGATTACGATTTAGCGGGGTATGAGGACGAGGATGGCATCGCCCGTCCGTACGTCATTACGATAGAACGTGGCACAACTAAGATACTAGCTATTCGTCGTAATTGGGAAGAAGATGACAAGCGTAAGTTAAAAAGACAGCATTTTGTGCAGTATACGTACGTGCCGGGCTTTGGCGCGTATGGGTTAGGGTTGATACATTTGATTGGTGGCTACGCCCGTGCGGGTACGTCCCTTATCAGACAACTAATTGACGCGGGCACGTTGGCTAACTTGCCCGGCGGGCTGAAAGCACGGGGCTTGCGGATCAAAGGTGACGATACCCCGATCACGCCCGGCGAGTGGAGAGATGTGGATGTGCCGAGCGGAGCGGTGCGGGACAATATCATGCCGCTACCGTACAAGGAACCAAGCCAAGTTTTAGCGGGGTTGTTGGAGAAGATTACCGAAGAAGGCCGTCGTTTGGGTTCTGTTGCGGATATGAACATCAGCGACATGGGCGCTAATGCGCCTGTGGGCACAACGTTGGCGCTGCTGGAAAGACAATTGAAGACGATGTCTGCTGTGCAGGCGCGTGTCCACTATTCGATGAAGCAGGAATTTAAACTGCTGCGCGACATTATTCGGGATCACACCCCAGAGGAATATACCTTTGACCCAGCGTCAGGCGATCGTAGAGCTAAAAAAGCCGATTACGCCATGGTGGCAGTTATTCCGGTTAGCGACCCCAACAGTGCAACGATGGCGCAACGGATAATGCAGTATCAGGCTGTGATCCAATTGTCGCAAGGCGCACCGCAGATTTATAATTTGCCCGAGTTGCACCGCCAAATGATTGAGGTGTTGGGGGTTAAAAACGCCGACAAGTTAGTCCCGATTGATGATGACTTGAAACCGCGTGACCCGGTTAGTGAGAATATGAGTTTCTTAACGGCTAAGCCCACTAAGGCATTTATCTATCAAGACCACGACGCACACATTGCTGTCCACGTTAGCATGATGCAGGACCCCGTGGTCATGGGTCAGATTGGGCAGAATCCAATGGCGCAGCAAATGCAGGCGGCTATTATGGCCCACGTCGCAGAACATGTTGCGTTCCAGTATCGCACTAAGATTCAAGAACAGCTTGGCGCTACGTTGCCAGAACCCGACGCAGAAATTCCCAAAGAGATGGAAGTTCAAATCTCCAAACTGGTGGCGCAGGCTGCGGTTCAACTCTTGCAAATGGACAAGGCCAAAGCTGCGCAACACCAAGCGCAACAACAAGCGCAAGACCCGATTATCCAGATGCAGCAGGCTGAGTTGCAGATCAAAAAGCAGGAAGCGGATACCAAAGCCAAGAAGGTTGACGGCGATTTGTTGCTTAAGCAGGCTGAGATTGAACTCAAGGCACAAGCCCAAGGTAGCCAGAACCCTGATCCCGTAATGCTGGCTGAGCAGCACCGCATGGAGATGCAGATGCAGCAAGAGCGCCACGCTCAGGAGATGATGGCAGCGCAGCAGCAACAGCAAATGGCAGCGCAGCAAGGACAACAGATGCAGCAGCAGAAGATGGCACATGGCGGGCAAGTGCATAACCAAAAGTTAGCGCACGCAGACATGCTGCATCGTCAAAAACTGAGTCAAGCTGAGATGCAAGCCCAGAACAGACCAGAAGGTGAATGATGGACCCGAAACTTTTTGACGCGTTGAATAAAAAATTTGAAGCCCAAATTGAGAGCTTCAAAGCGGTTTTGTGTGATGGTGGAGCGAAGTCCTACGATCACTACAAAGAACTGAGCGGGACTATCCGAGGTCTCCAACTTGCTCAGTACGAACTTGGAGACCTCGTGCGTAAGATTAAGGATTTTGACGATGACTGAATTTGATGTAAGTGCGATTGATTTTTCCAGTGTGTTTAACACCACCGCTGAAGAGAAGGCAAAGCAAGTACCCGACCCCGTGACCTACCATCTTCTGTGCATGCTACCGGAAGCAAAAGAGGAATATGAAGGCGGGTTGCTTAAAGCAAGTCAGACCATGCAGTACGAGGAGCTTCTCTCCCCCGTGTTGTTTGTGGCCAAGATCGGCCCTGATGCGTTTGCTGACAAAACACGGTTTCCTTCCGGGCCTTCGTGCAAGGTTGGCGACTTTGTGTTGGTTCGTCCAAATACAGGTACTCGGATGAAAATCCACGGTACTGAATGGCGGCTCATCAACGATGACTCTGTACAAGCAGTTGTACAGGATCCTCGCGGCATCCAACGTCCTTAAGGAGTAATCATGGCTGAAATTGAAAAAACTGAATTTACTTTTCCAGACGAAAAAGAACAGGCAGAAGAGAAAGCTTCTGCTGACGACACCGAGTTTGAGGTTATCGACGATACACCGCCTGAAGACCGTGGCCGCAAGCCAATGGCGGAGCCACCCAAAGAAATTACTGACGACGAGTTGTCAAAATACGACGAGAGCGTTCAAAAGCGGATTAAACACTTTTCTAAGGGTTATCACGAAGAACGCCGCGCAAAAGAAACAGCCCAGCGGGAGAAAGAAGAAGCAATTCGCCTTGCCCAAACTATTTTGGCTGAAAATAATCAGTTAAAAGGGTCTGTAAACCAGAATCAAGCTGCTCTTTTGGAGCAAGCAAAACGGGTGGTTGTTAGCGAAGTTGATGATGCCAAGCGTCTGTACAAGGAAGCGTACGAGTCTGGTGACTCAGATAAGCTGGTGGAAGCGCAGGAAGCATTAACTAATGCCAAAATAAGGGCAGATAAAGTTAACAATTTTCGTCATACCCCTTTACAGGTACAAGAAACTCCGGTACAAACTACACCACAACAAGCACAACCTGCGCCCGTTGACAACAAACTGCTTGCTTGGCAGGATGAAAATCAATGGTTTGGTAAGAACAGACGCATGACCTCTTATGCGCTGGGATTACACGAGGATTTGCTTGAAGAAGGTATACCTGCTGGAAGCGATGAATACTACCGACGTATCAACGCTGACGTAAAGGAAAGATTCCCGGAAGAACTTGGAGCCGGGGGGTCTGTTGATGCGAAACCTCAACGTACCAAATCCAATATTGTTGCACCTGCAACCCGTAGCACCGCGCCTCGAAAGATCGTGCTTACGCAGACACAGGTAAATCTCGCCAAACGGCTTGGTGTCTCCTTGGAGAGCTATGCGCGTGAGGTTGCTAAAGAAATGAGGAAATCAACATGGAAAAGTCTAATCGTATGAGCCGTGAACTTGAGACCCGCGAAACTGCGGAGCGTCCAAAACAATGGATGCCCCCGCAACTTCTGCCCGATCCGCATCCGGAACCCGGGTATGCCTTTCGCTGGATTAGGATTAGCGCGTTAAACAAAGCTGACCCCAAAAACATTTCATCAAAGTTACGCGAAGGCTGGGAACCCGTTAAGGCTTCTGACCATCCTGAAATCCGCATGTTTGGCTCGGGCGATGTTAATTTCCCGGACAGTGTAGAAGTCGGTGGTTTGTTGCTTTGCAAAACCCCGGTGGAATTTGTTGAGCAGCGTACTGCATATTATCGTCAACAGACGGATGCGCAGATGCAATCAGTAGATAACACCTTCATGCGCGAGAATGATCCACGGATGCCTATGTTCAAAGAACGTAGATCTGAGGTCACTTTCGGCAAAGGCACTTAATTTTTGGAGATTTAAATGGCTTATCCTGTCGTTGACGCCCCTTACGGGCTAAAACCGATCAATTTAATCGGAGGTCAGGTATTTGCGGGTTCTACTCGTGAGTATCCGATTACAAACGGTTACTCCACAAACATTTTCTACGGCGATTACGTAGGTTTGTCTCGTGGTGAAATCGTGCGTTTGTCTGTGTCCACTGGCACAGCAGGCAATCAAACAGGTATCTTCTTGGGATGCTCGTTTACTAACCCCGTTACAAAACAAAAGCAATTCCAGCAATACTGGCCCGCATCAACTGCGGCTGGCGACGCTGTTGCGATTGTTTGTGACGATCCTGACACGGTGTTTAAAGGTGTTGTTTGTTCTGCTACTACTGCTGTTGCTTCTGGCGCTCGCGCCATGATTGGCCAAAACTTGGCCATGATTAACAACACAGGTCTCACTACAACTGGCAACTCCCGTAACGCCATCCTTGCGCCTAGCGACACTCCCGCAACTACATCTTCCTTGCCCGTTCGCGTGCTCGGTTTGGTGACTGATACGGCTGTTTCGCTTGGTACGGCAACGTACTCCAGCATCTCTACCGCTACCGTAACTTGCTCGGCTTTGCCGTTCGCGTTGCCTGTTGGTACAGACGTTGGTTCGCTGGACTCTAACGGAAACTACGTTTCTGCGGGTTCTTTCGTTGATACCGCCGCATCCGCTGGCGCTACCTCTTTTATTCTTAACCAAGCACCTGTTGCTACATTGAACAGCACTATTGTGTTCATGCAGTATCCAGAGATTCTGGTCAAGATTAACTTTGGTCAGCATCAGTACTATGCTGGTACCAGCATTGCTTAAGGAGTAATTTAAAATGGCTATTTCACGCGCACAACTGCTTAAAGAGTTGCTCCCCGGTCTAAACGCTTTGTTTGGTCTGGAATATGCACGCTACGGCGAAGAGCACAAAGAAATCTACGAAACAGAGACATCTGAGCGTAGCTTTGAAGAAGAGACCAAACTGTCTGGTTTCTCTGCTGCACCCGTTAAGAACGAAGGCTCTGCCATTGCTTATGACAATGCGCAGGAAGCATGGACTGCTCGTTACAACCACGAAACCATTGCGATGGGCTTTTCCATCACAGAGGAAGCTGTGGAAGATAACTTGTACGACAGCTTGTCTTCACGCTACACCAAGGCTCTGGCCCGTGGTATGGCTTACACCAAGCAAGTCAAGGCTGCTGCCGTAATTAATAATGGTTTCTCTGGCGCTGTAACTTACGGCGACGGTGTAAGTTTGTTCTCTACTGCGCACCCATTGGTTAACGGTGGCACTAACAGCAACCGCCCCTCAGTCGGCGCTGACTTGAATGAAACATCGTTGGAAAACGCTGTTATTCAGATCGCCGCTTGGACTGATGAGCGTGGTCTGTTGATCGCCGCTAAGCCCAAGAAATTGATCGTTCCTCCAAACTTGATGTTCGTTGCAACTCGTCTCCTTGAGACCGAATTGCGTGTTGGCACAACCGACAACGACATCAACGCATTGAAGAACAACGGAGCAATTCCTGAAGGCTACTGCGTTAACCACTTCTTGACCGACATTAACGGCTGGTACTTGACCACCGACGTTCCTAATGGCTTGAAGCACTTTGTCCGTACTCCGCTGTCTAATTCCATGGACGGTGATTTCGATACCGGTAACGTGAGATACAAAGCTCGTGAGCGTTACAGTTTCGGCGTCAGCGATCCGCTCGGCATCTTCGGAAGCCCCGGAGCTTGATACTTTTGTATCTAAAAGAGACCCTTCGGGGTCTTTTTTTGGCTTTATAACGTTTGCTTCTTAGCCTTATAACGTTGCCTGTGTCGTAATCTTAGCTATCTATTTTCGAAAAGTTTTACGAATTACTTGTAATTCATCGACCATTGATGTACATTAGGGCTTCAACTTTAGGAGCCACCATGTTTTACGTTTATGTTTACCGCGACCCCCGCCCTCTCAAAAAAGATCAACCTGTGTATGTTGGCAAGGGGACTGGAGACCGCGATATGTCCCACTGGTCAAAGGGATCACACAATAAGCCATTTCAAGATTTTATTTCCCACCTTAAGCAGCGCGGACTGGTAGCGCTGTGCGAACGCGTTTTTGAAACAGAAGTTGAAGCCGAAGCTTTTGCCAAAGAAATAGAACTTATTGCGTTGTATGGCAGGCGCAATACCGGAACAGGAACGTTATTTAATCTGACCGATGGCGGCGAAGGAGGCAGTGGCACAATTAAAACCAACGCACATAAAGCGGTAGATAAGTACAACTCTATTAAAAACTGGAAAGACCCGGTGTACCAAGAAAAAGTGGCTTCCGGGCAACGCAAAGTACAGGGCACACCCGAAGCTAGGGCGCACAAATCTATTGCAAGTACGGACGCATGGGCCAAACCGGAAACACGCCAGAAGCGTCAGCAAGGCATTAAGAAGGCGCGGAGCACAGATGTATCAAAGGCCAAGACAAGTGCGCAAGCAAAGGCCCAATGGAGTGATCCTGCATACGCTGCAAAACAAACTGCAAATAATCAAGAAATTGCCAACCGCGCAGAAGTTAAAGCAGCAAAAGCTGCTGCAGCTAAAGCGTTATGGGCTGACCCAGAATGGAAAGCAAAAATGTTAGCGGCAAGAAAGAAAAAAGTTGCACATTCACCCGAGTAGTGTTATAAACACACATCCGGGCTTTCCGGTGTATCAAACCGTCCCGGCGGACATCATGCAAGATTGATACACCTATAACTGCATGAAGGAAATATCATGGGATTCGCAACTCACCTTGGCCCTTGGCTGCTCGGCACTGTCAAAAACACCACTGGCACGACTGCGGGCACGATTCGTAACATGGGCGCTACTGTTGTGTCCCAAGCTACAAACGTTGTATTTGACACGCTAACAGGAAATGCGTTTGTTCTCCCCGCTGGAGCGCAGGTTACGCACGTAACCATTGTCACTACGACAGTTTTTAGCGCAGCAACTACTCTCAAGTTGAGTATCGGGGGAACTGATTTTACAACCACAGGAACAATTACCAGCGTTGGTGGTGTTAACTTAAATGCTAATGCAACTACACCCGGCGGATGGTTAAATGTTGGCGCAACAGATGCGCAAGTGACCTACACAATGGCGGGTACAGCTTTGACTACTGGCGCTGCAACCGTGTTTGTCATGTATGTTGTACGTGGTTCTGACGGCGCTGCTAACCCATCTGCTTCTCAACAGTAATCTCAGGGGCTTCGGCCCCTTTTTTAAAGGAGAATTTGCATGGGACGACAAACCAATTACAGCCCAACATTTCCAATGTATCCGGGCGGTGCAACCACGTTTACTAACAGTGATACAGTCTACTTAGACACCCCTTCTGTCATTTATGTGGGCGGCGCGGGTAATGTCAAAGTGACCACTGCGCAAGGTGACGACACGACATTTAATGGCTTGCAACCGGGGCAAGTTATTCCAGTGCAAGTTATCCGCGTTTGGTCTACGGGAACAACCGCAACTAACTTGTTGAGAATTTACTAGCATGGTTAAGATTGACTTCACCATTGAAGGCTTTTCTGATGCGCTGTGGTTGGCTGACAACCACGGCCTGACTGATGCTGAGATTGAGGCAATGAAACAGGCCAGATATGACAAATGGCATGAGTACATCACTAACCCGCCTGCGGTTGATACACCTGTAGAGGAATAAGCATGGCCGCATACTTCTGGGTAACGGGCGGTACGGGTAACTGGAACAGCGCAAGCAATTGGGCATTAACTTCCGGTGGCGTTGGCGGCATAGCTGTTCCCGGCTCTGGCGACACCGCAGCAATAGATGCCAACTCTGGTTCAGGTAGCGTTACGCTTGACATTAGCCCAACAATTCAAACCCTGACCTGCACGGGCTTCACGGGCACGCTTGCCTTTGGCACAAACACCATTTCGCTGAACAGCACAGGCACTATTTTCACTGGCGCTACGACCATGGCGGTTACTGGTACGCCTTTAATTATTTGCACTAACTCAAGTGCAACATCAAGAGTGCTTAACGCCACCGCTGTTACCGAGGCTAACAGCATTTCATTCAGGATTACTGGCGGTACTGGCTCTTTTAGCATTACTTCTGGCAATAACGTTAGAGATTTAGATTTTACAGATGGCGTAAATCCAACTGGTTTTGCTGGCGCAATTAACACTGCTGGTTTTGCTGTTTTTGGAAACTTTAAAGCATCTACAGGCATGAGCCAAAACGCTGGCACGGGCATAATTACCTTTGCTGCCACTTCTGGTACAAAGACAATAACTACTGCTGCTGTTGTGTTTGACCGACCATTTGCCTTTAACGGTGTAGGCGGCACTTTCCAACTTCAAGATGCATTGACTGTTGGTTCTACCCGAGCCTGCACATTGACCAACGGCACATTAGATTTAAACGGCTATACGCTAACTGCGGGATCGCTTAGTTCAAGCAACAGCAACATAAGAACATTGGCTTTTGGTACAACGGGTAAATTTGTACTGCCTAACACTAATGCTACTTTGTGGACAACATCAATTGCAACCAACCTGACGGTTACGGGAACTAATCCACTGTTTCAGCTTACAACCAATGCCACAACAGGAACACGCACCATCATTATGGGCGCGGCTGGTGAGGCTAATGCCATCAGCGTAGATATTACTGCTGGCTCAGACGCAATTGTTTTTGGAACAACAACTGGTTCGTTTAAAAATGTAAATTTCACGGGGTTTACTGGAACATACGGCTCAACTAACTCTATTTATTGTTATGGAAACTGGAATTGGGGTGGTGTTACTACCAATAGCTCAACAGCAACTATTACGTTTGCCGCTACGTCTGGGACAAAAACCATTACATCAAATAGCGTAGCTTTTGGTGGTAATGTCACATTTAACGGGATTGGCGGTACATGGACTTGCCAAGACGCTCTAACGCTTGGCTCAACACAAACGCTGACCCTAACTAACGGTACACTTAAACTAGCCGCTGGAACAACCAGCACGGTTGGCGCGTTTGCGACATCTGGTACTAACCAAAAGTTTTTGCAAAGCTCAACTGACGGAACGCAAGCGACTATCAGTGATGCAAGCGGGACAAACTCCGTCAGTTACCTGACAATTAAAGACAGCAATGCTACTGGCGGGGCAATATTTCAAGCTTTTACATCAAATCAAAACGTTAACGCAGGTAATAATGCTGGTTGGGCTTTTCAAGGCACGGTAATTGGCGGAAGTGGCAACTCTCCCACTTTTGGGTTTGGGTTTAGGATTTAATCATGGCAAAGAAAACACCATCTCTTTCTGTCGGTCGCGGCGAAAAGCTCCCTGTATCCAAAGGCGCTGGCTTAACCGCCAAAGGCCGCGCTAAGTACAATGCAGCGACAGGTAGCAACCTCAAAGCCCCGCAGCCACAAGGTGGCCCAAGGAAAGATTCGTTTTGTGCCCGGATGTCAGGTATGCCCGGCCCAATGAAAGATGAAAAAGGTAAGCCTACCCGTAAGGCGGCTGCATTAGCAAGATGGAAATGCTGACATGGAAATGATGTTATGGAACGCAGCCTTGAGTGCTATTGTGGCGATCATGGGTTTTATGCTTAAAGGCAAGTTTGATGAACTGGATCGGTTGAGTATTTTGCTTAACCGCACCCGTGAAGAAGTTGCGCGTGACCACATTACACGAACTGAGTTTCGGGCTGACATGCAACAGTTGCTCGATAGGTTTGACAGGCTTGAGCGCAAGATTGACAATCTAAGGGGTTTAAATGCCCAGCACGACTAAGAAGCAGCACAATTTCATGGCCGCGATAGCTAACTCGCCATCGTTTGCTAAGAAAGTAGGAGTCCCACAGTCTGTGGGTAAAGACTTTAACGAGGCCGACAAAGGCAAATTTTCAAAAGGTGGCGATATGAAAAAGATGAATATGGGCGGATATGCAGACGGCGGCATGTCTATGGTCAACAAAGGTGGCAAGATGGTTCCTAACTTTGCTGCTGATGGCAAAGGCAAGATGGCTAAAGGTGGCATGGCTAAAAGCGACATGAAAGAAGACATGAAAATGGACAAGTCTCAGGACAAAGCCATGATTAAGAAAGCTTTTAAACAGCACGATATGCAAGAGCACAAAGGTGGCAAGGGCACATCTTTGAAGTTGGCTAAAGGTGGCGGCATTGAGTCTCGGGGTAAAACCAAAGGCAAGATGATTACCATGAAGTCCGGTGGCAGAGCCTGTTAAGGGGAATATTATGAAAAAACGTTATGAAAATGGCGGTGAAGTAGACGCTCTGGAAGCAGCAAACAACTCAGACGAATCGCAAGAAATCGCCGGGGAAGCCATACTAAAAGGCATGCGGGATTCTGAAACAGCCAAGGCTACTTCTAAAGCTAAACCAAAGGTTATTCCTAAACCCACCCCCACCCCCACCCCTAAACCCACTCCTAAACCAGCACTACGTCAAGAAACTTATGGCGAGCGTGCCAAGGATATGTATGATGAAGGCCAACGTGTCATGGCTGCTAAACGTGCAGCTTCCGCAGAAGCTAATGCCGCCAGCGACAAAAACCGCCAGTCGCGTATTTTGACTGACATTAAAAAGAAGGCCGACACAAACAAGTTTATGGGTAGCACAGGTTTAAAATTGGGCGGGTCTGTTTCAAGCCGTGCAGATGGTATTGCCCAACGTGGCAAAACTCGCGGAAAGATGTGTTGATATGATGGCCTCTCGCGGCATGGGGGCCGTACTCCCATCTAAGATGCCCGGCGGGAAAAAGAAAGCCCGTCGGGATGACACTGACTTCACGCAGTATGCTGAAGGCGGCAAGGTAAAATCAAAGGTAAACGAAGCGGGCAACTACACGAAACCCAGTCTTCGCAAACGGATTTTTAACAGCGTCAAAGCTGCCGCAGTACAGGGCACAGGCGCAGGTCAATGGTCAGCCCGTAAGGCGCAGTTGATGGCTAAACGCTACAAAGCCGCTGGCGGCGGGTATAGAGACTGACATGAAAGCCCCGCAAAAATCCCTAAGCGATTGGGGCAAACAAGATTGGACAACTAAAAGTGGCAAAAAATCTTCTGAAACTGGTGAGCGATACCTTCCAAAAGCTGCAATTAAAAGTCTTAGCCCTGCTGAGTACGCTGCCACAACCAAAGCCAAACGTGCTGGTAAAGCATCTGGTAAACAGTTTGTAGCTCAACCCAAAGCAATAGCAAAAAAGACAGCAGGATTTAGATGACCACAACGGGCCGCACTATTTTCAACATGGATTTCACGGAGATCGCCGAGGAAGCGTGGGAGCGTGCTGGCCGGGAGATGCGTTCAGGCTACGACTTACGTACAGCCCGTAGGTCAATGAACCTGATGACCATTGAGTGGCAGAACAAGGGTATTAACATGTGGACGATGGAGCAAGGCTTCATCAATCTCACGCCCGGTCTAGCCACGTATGCACTGCCAACAGACACCATTGATTTGTTAGAGCATGTGATCCGTACGGGATCAAACACCGCTTCAACACAAGCTGACCTAACCATCACACGTATCAGTGTTTCTACGTATGCAACCATCCCAAACAAGTTACAACAGGCGAGACCGATTCAAGTATGGATTCAGCGGTTATCTGGTGAAGTCAATCCTACAAGCTCTATTCTCGCGTCAACAATCACCTCAACAGCCACCTCGATCACGCTTAACACGGTGGTTGGATTAGCCGGGGCAGGATTTATTCGGTTAGACACGGAAGACATCTACTACACCTACATCACAGGCAATGTCCTTGGTGGTGTTTTCCGCGCTCAGAACAATACAACCGCAGCCTCACATACAGCCTCCACGGCGGTCTACGTGCCCCAATTGCCTGCGGTAACTGTTTGGCCTACACCCGATAACAGCACAACATACCAATTCGTTTATTGGAGACTGCGCAGGGTTCAAGATGCCGGGGCAGGTGCTGAGACCGCAGACATGAACTTTAGGTTCTTGCCTTGCGTAGTTGCTGGTTTGGCGTATCACATTGCTGTAAAAGTGCCTGAGTTGATGGAGCGCGTACCAATGCTCAAGCAAATGTATGACGAAGCTTTTGAGTTAGCGGCGGGCGCAGATAGGGAAAAAGCTGCCGTGCGGTTTGTTCCCCGGCAAATGTTCATAGGCGGTTCATAATGGGTAACCGTTTCGCTTCTGGCAAGATAGCAATTGCGGAGTGTGATCGCTGCGGGCAGCAATTTAAACTGAAGAAGCTTAAGACTGAGATTATTAAGCAGCGCAAATACGAGTTGCTTGTGTGTCCTGAGTGCTGGGATCCCGATCAACCGCAGTTGATGCTTGGAACGTTTCCGGTTGATGATCCTCAAGCACTACGTAATCCACGCAGAGATACAACGTATGTAACTTCAGGAAATAACGCAGCAGGAAACTTGTCTGGTGGCTCTCGGGATATCCAGTGGGGGTGGTTGCCTGTTGGCGGCTCAAGAAGTTTTGATGCAAGTCTGACACCAAACTACTTGGTGGCAACGACATTTGTTGGTACAGTAACGGTAAATTAAGGAGCTTAAAATGGCATATACACGATCAGCCGATGGCATTGCAAAAAAAGGCAAAACAGAAGGCAAAAACTATGGCGATAGCGGCCCCACCCAAAAAGAAATGATGGGTGGAAAGGGTGCTGGCAAAGGGAAAACCAATGCCAACATGAAGGCAATGGGCCGTAATTTGTCTAAAATTGCAGCACAAAATCGGGGCTAATCATGGCTACATTCAGCAAAAAAATGATGGGCAAAGAAGTTGGCGATGCCAAAGTTTACGCTAAGCCGCACACAATGGATGGTAAAGCTGTCAAAGCCCAAACCAACCCCGGCAAGGAACCAAACCGCAGTAAGTTGGACACCGTTGATGTGAGTGTTGGCGCTATCAGCAAGTCTGCTGGTGACGAGAAAATTAAGACAACAGGCATTAAAATGCGCGGCGCAGGTGCAGCTACTAAAGGGTTCATGTCAAGAGGCCCGATGGCATGACCTATACTGAGTTGGTTACTTTGGTCAGTGATTACTGTGAGAACACGTTTCCCACAGTAGATATGGACACGTTCATTCGGCAGGCTGAGCAACGTATATACAACACTGTTCAAATTGCCAACTTACGTAAAGCTTCTTCAACGCCTTTAACAAACGGCAGTCAATTTATGGATACGCCCAGTGATTTGCTGTCGGTGTATTCGTTTGCAGTTATTGACGGTAGCGGGAACTATATTTACCTTCTAAATAAAGATCCCAACTTTATGCAAGAAGCTTACCCCAATCCAAGCACAACAGGCACACCCAAGCATTACGCAATCAACGGGCCAAAGAGTTCTGACAATAAACAGTTGCAGTTTATTTTTGGGCCTACTCCTAGTGCGGCGCTTGTAACGAATCTACAGTATTTTGCTTACCCAGAGTCTATTGTGACTGCGGGCACAACGTGGCTGGGCCAGTTTTTTGATTCGGCTTTGCTGTACGGGACTCTGTGCGAAGCAAACACCTACATGAAGGGTGAAGCCGATATGGTTGCGTTGTACCAAGAAAGATACGTGCAAGCTATATCACTGCTTAAGAACTTGGGTGATGGCAAACAGCGGGCTGATGCCTATCGAGACGGGCAAGTTAGGGTCAGAGTCGTATGAGCATTGTTCAAACCCAAACTACCAGCTTCAAAAAAGAGCTGTATCAAGGCATCCACGACTTGTCCACAGACACGATCAAGATTGCTCTTTACACTGCTGCCGCAGATTTAAACGAAGCTACCACAGTGTATTCAAGCGCCAATGAGGTTGTAGCGTCTGGCTATACAGCAGGAGGCCAGATAATGACTGGAGTTTCAATTAACAGCGACGGCTACATTGCCTACGCAAACTGGAATAATGTAAGCTGGACAACGGCAGTAACGGCTCGGTGCGCTTTAATTTATAACGTGACGCAGGGTAATAAGTCAATTGCAGTTTTGGACTTTGGTTCAGACAAAACATCTACCACCACTTTTCTTATCACCATGCCAGCCAACACATCAACGGCGGCACTTATTAGGAGTTCAAATTGATTGTTTGGACACCCATTACAACGTAAGGAAAACACATGGCATCAACACCACTTTTAGGCTTAGCCTTACCAGTCACAGGTAGCCTTTCGGGTACTTGGGGTACAACGGTCAACAACAGCATTACCTCGCTTTTAGACTCCGCAGTAGCCGGAACAACTACTTTGAGTACCGACGCTGATGTAACGTTGACCACTACAGTAGATGCGGCTAACACTTCGCGCCAAGCTATTATTTTGTGTACTGGGGCGCGTACAGCCATAAAAACAATTACCGCG